GAGAGCATTGATCTCTATAATGAGCTTCTGCGTCAAGGGGTTGCTAAAGAATGTGCTCGTTTCGTGCTTCCTCTTGCTGTTGGTACTCGTATTTTTATGACGGGAAATCTGCGTTCATGGATGCATTATATAGATCTAAGATCTTCTAACGGCACACAAAAAGAACACATGGATATTGCAAACGAATGCAAGCAAATTTTTATTGAACAATTTCCTATCGTATCCGAAGCAATGGAGTGGAACTAATGCCTACATACCCTGTCATAAATAAATCTACTGGAGAAACACAGACACTCCACATGACCATGAAAGAATATTGTTCTTGGAAGGATGAGAATCCTGAATGGGATAAAGATTGGTCGCAAGGTTGTGCTGGTGTCGGAGAAGTCGGAGACTGGCGTAACAAAATGAACAAGACTCATCCTGGATGGAGTGAACACATGAATAAGATGGCAAAAATGCCTGGATCACAGGTGGAGTGGTAACCTATGCCTAGATCAAGAAAGAAGACACAACCAGACATCAATGGTATGTCATCTAAACAGATGAAGAGAAAGAAACCAATTAGTTCCGATTATCTTCTCAACATTGAACCACTGACAGACAATCAACGCTTGATGTTTGAGCAGTATGATGCAGGAAAAAATCTGTATACGTATGGTTGTGCTGGCACAGGTAAAACTTTCGTTGCTTTGTATCTAGCACTACGTGATGTTCTCAGTGAGTATACACCTTATGAAAAAGTATACATCGTTCGTTCTTTAGTTGCTACTAGAGAGATTGGTTTCCTACCTGGAACCCATGAAGATAAAGCATCTCTATATCAGATTCCATATAAAAATATGGTACAGAGAATGTTTGAGATGCCAGATGATGCTTCTTTCGAGATGCTGTATGAGAACTTGAAGGCACAAGAAACTGTATCGTTCTGGTCTACATCATTCCTTCGTGGTACTACACTAGACAACTCTATTGTTATCATTGATGAGTGTCAGAACCTGAACTTCCACGAACTTGATTCAATCATGACACGTTGTGGTCAAGACACAAAGATCATGTTCTGTGGTGATGCTAATCAATCTGACCTACAGAAAAACAATGAGCGTAGTGGAGTCATTGACTTCCAAAAAATTATTGCTAATATGCCAGATGATTTTGTTCTTATTGAACATGGTATCGAAGACATTGTTCGTTCGGGTCTTGTCAAAAACTATCTAATTGCTAAACTAAACTTGGGATTTTAATGCGTAATCGAATGATGGGTTCTTCCCACACTTTTAATCATGTTGGGTTAGATCCCGTTGAGATGAATGCCGAAATGATTGATGGGAAAAGATACTACCTCACTCCTAGTGGAAATCAGTATCCATCTATCACGACAGTGATTGGAAACAATGCTAAGAAGCAAGCAGGTCTTGCTAAGTGGCGTAAGAGAGTTGGTCAAGAAGCAGCACAAGCAAAGTCTAGTCGTGCTTCAGGTAGAGGCACTCGTTATCACAAACTAGTAGAAGACTACATTAACAATGAGTTGGACACTACAAAGTATAAAGACATGCCTCTTCCTTGGTTAATGTTCCACGCCAGCAAGGATATTTTAGGTAAGATAAATAAAGTATACCTACAAGAAGCAGCGTTATATTCTGATTTCCTTAAAGTTGCTGGTCGTGTTGACTGCATCGCAGAATACGACGGAGAACTCGCCATTATTGATTTCAAAACTTCTGCTGAACCAAAAAAAGAAGCGTGGTTGTATGATTATTATGTGCAAGAGACTGCCTATGCATGTTGTTTGCAAGAGTTGTACGGCATTACAGTTAAGAAACTAGTGACGATTGTTGCTTGTGAGAATAGTGATGTTCAAGTTTCAGTAGTTACTCCCAAAAAAGAATACTTCTTAAGACTTCAAGAGTACATCACCGAATACCAACAAAAGCATGGCAAAGAATTTAGAGGATAATTTTATGACCGCTGCGAGATTCTCGCAGGATGTGGAAAAACTAGTGTTAAATAATTCTGACATGAATTATATTGATGCAGTTATACATTACTGCGAAATGAATGAAATTGAAATTGAATCATGTTCAAAACTTATAAGCAAACCACTTAAGGAAAAACTTAAGTTCGATGCTCAGAAGTTAAACTTTATGAAGAAAACAAGTAGAGCTAAACTAATGCTAGTATGAGTAATTTTTTCCAATCAGAAATGGTTCGTGGGGACCTGCAAGAAATGGCGCAACTACAAGAATTTTGTATGCGTTCCATGATGACATTTCCTGTGCTGTCTACACAAAAACAACTAGACTATTTTAATGTTCTTGGTGATCTAATCGAGAAACAAAAGATCTTCTACACCAGACTCATCCTTTCCGATGATGAAGAGGCAAGGGACATGGTAGAATCAATGAAAGATTCTGTCGTTCTCCTTGGCGGAGATCCATCCGACGACATCATGGAGATGTTTGACGGACTCATTCTGAAGGTTGATAAACTTAAAGAAGAAGCAGAAAAGAGATTGGCACAAGGGGGTTGACGCTCCTCACCAGCTCTGTTATAATATCTTTGTTGGGCAGCACAGTACTTAGCGTAAGACCCAACGTAAACCAAATCTAACAAATCTAACATGTCATTCGCAGATCTAAAGCGCAAGTCGCAGTCCAATTTTGATTTCCTCCAGAAGGAACTCACTAAGTCCTCTAATGAAGGAGGTGCTGATGAGCGCATCTGGAAAGCAAAACTTGACCCTTCAGGCAATGGTTATGCTGTTCTTCGCTTCCTCCCTGCTCCCGATGGAGAGTCTCTCCCATGGGCAAAAGTTTGGAGTCATGCTTTCCAAGGTCCTGGTGGTTGGTTGATTGATAACTGCCCCACAACTAAAGGTGAGCAGTGTCCTGTCTGCGCTGCCAATAATAAACTCTGGAACAGCGGAGTTGAAAGTGATAAAGAGATCGCACGTAACCGCAAGCGCAAACTCTCTTACTACAGCAACGTTTATGTTGTTACTGATAAGGCAAACCCTGACAACGAAGGTAAAGTATTCCTTTACAAGTATGGTAAGAAGATCCACGACAAGATCCTTGCTGCCATGCAACCTGAGTTCCAAGATGAGACACCAGTAAATGTCTTTGATCTTTGGGAAGGTGCTAACTTCAAACTGAAGATCAAAACTGTAGCAGGTTACTGGAACTATGATTCCAGTGAATTTGCATCTCCTGCTGCATTGAGTGCAGATGAAGATGAGATGGAATCAATCTGGAAGCAAGCATACTCTCTAGAATCATACACTACTGATGATCAGTTCAAGTCCTACGAGGCACTTGACAACCGCATGGGTATGGTCTTGGGTCAAATCAGTTCACGTCCTGTGATCGAAGAAGAAGAGTACACTCCTGCTCCTGTAATGGATGCTTTCACTGAGTCTACTCCTGCTGTAGACTTTAATGCACCAGACATCACTGCAACCAGCAATGTAACTAGTTCATCACCTTTCTTGGCAAAGTCTGATTCGTCTGATGACGATGATGCTCTGTCATACTTCGCTAAACTTGCTTCAGAAGATTGATTAAGTATCTCTGGAAAGGTCTGACTCATCCAGTCACAATGATAAACCTTACGTTTGTTGGGATGCTGTTGGTGATTCAGATCGTTCACACTAAAGCACATCTTACTTTAGAATCAGACGTTCATGGTCATGCTTACAGAGTATTAAAAAAGAATCCACAACTAGCAACATCTGCTTGCTACAAAATGGGGTTTTCAAAATGATGAATGGGGGAAATTTTTTCCCCCATTTTTTTGTCTAAAAAAGTCGATCAAACTCCAGTCTTTTTAAGTCTGCTGCTAATAGTATCAGTAGAGTCGTTATACTTATTTGCTTTACGAAAACTAGTAATAAAATCTTCAACGTATCTTGGTTTCAATATTGAGATAGTTTTTTTACTTTCGTTTACCTCTTCTTCATACTCATATATTGTCACAGAGGTTGATAATACATTACCTGATCTAGTGATCACACTTTGTGTACCAGAGTCATAGAATTTATGAGACCCACTATAGAATGCTTCGTCAACAATTAATCCTGCATTTTGTATTACAATACCAGCAGAATCTTTTACTTCAAAAGTTTTATAGTGTTTAATTGTTCCATAGGGATCATCATATTTCCCTTCCATAATTTTTCTAAAAGTATAAGAATCTTGTGGCCAATCAAACAATGGATTGAATGTATTGTTAGTCA